TAAAAGCATAGTTACCTTTGCTTGTTGGTGTTCCTTTACCTAAAACAGATTCTACTAATACTAGTAGAGCAGCATTTTCCATAACCTGGAATATAATAATTTACTCTGCCGAAATCAAATCTTTTCTAAAGAATTTACCTAATATGTTATCGTTTAGGTAGCTATCATCTTCTAAAACGTTGTGTTGAAATAGATATTTTGTTTCCCAGTATGTTAATTGCTTACTGGTTTTACATAGCTTAAACACGTAGCGTACTAAATTTTCTTTTGATAATTTCTTTACTTCTGCTGATGAGCCATAGTATGTTTTCCAATCACTTTCCGATATAACTAATTTTTTGCTTGGTTTTTTACCACGAGCCGTAGGTAAGGCAGCTAATTCTTTCTTACCTAATTTTTGATTTTTCTTATGAAAAAATGCTTTTTTACCAATATATTGTTTACCTGTAGTTGTATCTACAGTGCAATAAACATATCCATAATATTCAGAAGGATCAAAACTAGGATCATTAATTAGATCCTCTACTTTAGGAACGGGTCCTACTACTTGAAACATAACTAATTTATTTTATTTTTAAGTATCGTATTTAACTACGAATGTCATATCTGTATAAGGTGACATTAAGATTGGTTTACCAAATTTAGCTACTGCTAATAATTCATTATTATCATTATACAAACCAATTGCTGTAGCATAAGGTGTAAAATATGAACCTGATGGTAGAGCAGAACCAGTAGCAAAATCTTTTAAAGAACCACTTTCATAACTACCTGTTAATAAAGTTGGATTGTATGATAAATTGAATTCAGTATTTTGGATAACACAACGTACTTCATTCTCATAAACAGTATGACTGTTTTTGAAAGATAGTTGAAAAGATCCGCTATATATTGCTGGCATATAAAAATTAATTTATTAAACAGGTCTTCTATATCCAAGGAAGGTATTAACAGTGTAACTACCTCCATATTGAGCTGTTGGGTAAAGATTTGGTGAATATTGAGAAGAACATTGTAATTCTGCTATACTATTCAATGTTGTTACAACGTATGGACTACAAATATCGGCAACACCATTAATATAATTATTAATTTGAGCTACCTGAGTATCAAACTGTCTACTTTGTTGAACTGTTATGACATAATACTGCTGGCCACTAGGTATAAAGACAGTTGTTGATGTTGTAGTACTTAAAGTTGTTAACAAGGTAGAAGTAACACCGTTAAATCTGTATATTCTCGTATATCCTGTATTTCCTGGATCTATTGTTAAAGATACATTGACTGCTACTAATGGAGTAGACGGTGTTGGTGTATTTGTTGGTGTTGATGTCGGTGTTGCAGTTAACGTTGGTGTTAAAGTTGGTGATGGTGTATTTGTTGCAGTTGCTGTAACAGTTGGTGTTTGTGTTAAATCCGGTGTTGGTGTTGAAGTTGACGTCATTGTTGGGGTTGGAGTCAACGGATTATAAGTAATTGGAATATCTTTAAAACGCCCGTTACAAGCAGGATTAATATTTTTTACAGTAATTGTTTTTGTAGTTTCCGGTACTTGAATAATTCTTGTATTATATAATTCCTGTAATGTTAATGGCCCCTCATAAAATACTAAATCGTTTGTTAAAGGATTACGATAGTATATATTATAAGGACCAGGACCAGTTCCTGATGTGAATGTTACGTATGCACTTATGTCAGCCAATTGTTAATGTTTTATATAAATATTTAATTTTCACGTCTTTCTTCAGCCCTGTAGAACTCAAATCTGTTATGTTCTGTTGGAGATGCTAATAATATTCCCGGATATATATTACCCTTTAATGTTTCTTGATATATATGGCTCATCCACGTTTGTTCAAAAGGATGTGCCCATTTAGTATTTAAAAACATTTTTTTATTTCCTTCACGAGACACTACCTGGGGCCAATTACAATAATAAATTTCACCAGTAGCGTAAGGTAACCCGTTAAATGATTTTATATTTTTATATTTGGCGTAAGGAGCAGCATCTGTATCGGATGTTGATTTTATTGGATTGTCTGGGAATAGTTCAGAGCGGACTTGTGCTGGTACATTGTGCCATGCCCATTGTTTTCTATTATCACCATAAAATTCGCTAAAATTCCATTTTAAAAAATCAAAATTTTCATCAAAAGCAATTTGCATTAATGTAGTATAAAAATTTGGAATATGTCTTCTAAATCCATTTCTACAAACACTATCCTTACCTAGGTAAAAAAACATATCATCTTCAAAAAAGAAATGATAATCAAAGCCATTTGCCTCAGCGTGTTCTGCTATAAATTGTCTACCACCACATATACCTAAATTATCTTTTTTAATTTCTTCAAACCCATATTTATTACAAATTTCAGCATACTCTTTATCTGTACTATGATCTAATGAATTATTTAGTAAGAACTTTTTAGGTTTATCTAAAAAATTTCTATCATATTCTTTAAATGACACACAAAGTGTTTCAAATTGTTCTGGTGAATTATAGGTTAAAACATATAAAGCAGTATTGTTAACATTACTTGTATTTATTACAATATTGTTTGATTGAATTTGTGGAGTTAAAGTATCATTTTTTAAATTTTCAAAAAAACTACCTAATAAGCCATTCATATCAATACTGTAATATTGAAATAATTCTGGGTATTTGTAAAGCATTATTGTAAATAAAGATTCTTCAGTCCCCATATATCCTGCAGATAAAGTATCTATCATTAGAGAATAATATATTTCATTTACTCTGCTAATTATGTGTTTAGGTCCTCCAAATATTCCACCTCTACAAACCTTATCAACTTCTCCTTCAGCATACTTACACATAGGTCCATAAGTAAAACCATGTATTTCATTTTTACCATCATATGGAAAAGCAACAAAACTAAACTTATTAAAATAATTTTCTAATTTAGAAATAACTTTATCATGCCAAAAATAACCTTCATGAACTGTATTTGTTAAAGCTCCATCAACCCAAACTAAGTGAGTTGAATCAAATGGATCAAATATAGCGGCATCATTAAGTAAAAATACCTTTGACATAACAATAGGATTGTACATCTCTAATTTAGCCTGAGTGCTGTCTGGTAGCCAGCCTGCTTGGTTATACCATTCAGGTTTGTTTCTTATTTCTTGAATTTTGTCATATGCAAAACTATTAGATTTAAACCAATCTAAACTTCGTACAATAACTACAGTATTATCTTTATTTCTTCTTTCCCATACCCATCCCTCATATTCTTCTTCAATATAAATTATAAAATTATCAGGAGATTTTAATAATTTTTCTAAATTATTTAGATAGTGATCAAAAGATCTTGACCACCCTTCTGCAAGAGAAGAACGTTTTATATCCCAAATACCTGTAACTACAGTTGTACTCATAACACTTTATATTGTTTTATTCAAATATTACAATTCCACTACCCGTATTATGACCAACTGATGTTAAGTCATATTTTTCTTCAATTATAGATTCCCAAAGATTTTTCATATCTTCATTTAAATGTATATCGTCTAAAAATAAAAGACCTTTATATTTATTTTCTTTTAAAAAATTATAAAATATTTTTTCAAATTTTCCATCATGGTCAGTATCTAGCATTATAAATCTACTATCATTCGGAAAACCAGGTTCTTCTAATACATTTTTTAAATATATATTAATATTTTTTTTAATTACAAATTGCACACCGTCATGAAAATTAATATCATATGATTTAACTAAATTACTTTCGTTTTCAGAAAGAGCTAAGGCTGAACATCCATTATTAGTGCCTATATCATATATTGTTTCATTAGTAAAAAAAGTAGATATTTTATTTAAAAGTCTATAATGTTCTCTACCTGAAGGCCAATGAAAATATTGAGCGAATGTTGATAATTTATTGACGATATAATCATATGAATGTAGATCTAGATCATCTAATTCTTGATTTTTTAAGTTTAAAATTAAGTTTAATATTTCTCTATTATTCATAACATTTTTCTGTTTGATACTTAGACTCATCGTATTTATCTAATATTTGTAAAATACCTCTTTGAAAATCGGTCCAATCTTGAAACTCATAAAATTTTACATCTTTATTAGCAGTTAATATAGCTAAAATTTCTTGATCGGTAACTAAATGATTATATGTTTGGGTATAATCAAGATAAACTTTCAAATAGTCTTTAAATACATCTAAAATTTTACTTTTAGTCCCCCCGAATAATCCACCAGGAATAAGTTTTAAAGATGATCCTGCTATTTTGTTGATTCTTTCCTCAATTTCATAATTAATATTAATACCATTACCTCTTAAAGCAATAAATTTAAATTCATCTATTTTTTCAAATATTTTATCTAAAAATTCTTTTCTATGTACTAAATTATCTTTCATATAATCTCTCCACCCATCATGACAACTTGTTCCAAACAATCCAGCATCAAGCCATACTACACTTCCTTCTCCTTCTGTAGTAGATTCTTCTAATAACATTTCTAGTTTATTTAAAAGTACTTCAGCATAATCTTCAACAGAATATATTCTATCCCATATTTCCCCTCTAGCATTAGCTGTTTTTCTTATAGGTGTCACTATATCTTTAAAAACAGGAGAACCTAATTCTTTAAATTTAATTGTAACATTAGGTTGTAGAAAAACTTTTGATAATTCATGTTTTTCAAAGGTATATTTGTTAGTATATATAACATAATTATACCCTTCAAAAATTATAGATCGAATTGTTTCGGACAATAATGGGAAACTTTTATATACCATTTTTCCTCTTTCCTCAACATATGTTAATTCATATAGTGAAGTTACTACAGTTTTAGTACCATTTATCATGATGTGCTATTAATAAATTTATTGATTTGTTTGAATTATTTGTTACTTCTATACCATTATATAATGCTGCAAAACTCATTTCATCTATGTTTCCTGCAGGGATATTATACAAACCATCTGTATCTTTAATTGATATACATTCGTCCCATGTTTGAAAAAATTTATACCTTGTATCACCTTCTATTGAAATATACTGAATGCAATCTTCAGGCATAAAATTAAGTTTTGACTTGTCAAACTCCACTCCAAATTTAGATTCATAATGGACTAATCTTCTACCAAGATTGCTATTTGTAATTATTTCATTATTAAAATTATAGGTTACTTGACCTGCAATTGAATTTTCAATAAATGAATTCAACACATGTTGGTGGTTATATCTTTCAGGGTTAACAACAACATCAGTATCTGCTAATATTACTTTATTATATCCGTTGTCAAAAGCATATTTTAATGAAAAACGTTTTACTGAGAAATCAAATTCATAGTAATTTTTTTCGTATATTGAGTACTTAGGGTTGTAATTATTTATATCATCTACATTAACAAAATCACGTTTAATTATTGATTCTACACTATCAGTTACAACAAATATTTGTGGTTTTTCTTCCATGTAGTCAAAACTCTCAATCAGACGATTAGTCTGTTGATAGTACCTATCACCATAACAAAAAGTAGCTATTGCGTATTCCATATTATTTTACAAAACAGCCCCAAGCGGCTTGTTTAAAATCTATTTTATTATATTCTGTTAAATTATTTTTTTCAACTGCATTTTTAATATCAGATAAACTGATTTCAAACCAATTCCAAATTTTATCTTTTATTTCAGCTTTAAATATATCTTCACTTACGGCATAATCGTGAGCCATTATTATATCTCCACTTTTTATAAAATCAGAGTAATAATTAAATTCTTTAATTTTAAAACCACCATCGCATAATAAAAGAGTTTTACCACCTTCATCAATTAATTTTTTAACAAGAATCTTATATTCTTCTTTAGTTTCATCTAAAATATGATACGATACATTTCTTTCATTAAGATAGGTTTCAACATAATCACGATAAGCATAGTCAAAAGTATGTATGTTTTTCTTTAAATTATTTTCAACACATATATCATCTATAATATAGGTTAAACCTGCAAAGTGAGTACCTAACTCAATAATTGTATCAAAATTTTCATTTAACAATAAATTAGTAAAATAGTCCTTAATGTATGGGACTTGTGATGTTGTGTGTTTACCTTGATAAAGGAATTCACCTTTTATTTCTTCGTTCATGTTATATTTTTATAAGTTTCCTTCAATTCTGTCACACCAATCTTTTGAAAAAGAGTGAGGCCAAATAACCCATTTATGTGGTTTAACAGATGTAGGAAATTCTCTCCATACTTTACCGTAACCATCAGGATCATTTTTAATTCTATTTATTTCTTCTACATCAGCATCTTGTCTAAAAATTGTATTACCATCTTTATCTTCAAAAGCTACTACCCAGAAATCATAATCATTCTCTGGAATTTGTTGGTAGCTAACGTCAATACAATGTTTGAAAATAGATAAGAAAGAGGCTTCATATTCAAGAGGGCCAGTAATAACTGGATTTGGGGCAACTTTATTATCTTTAGTGTATTGTTGAACTGCTCTATCTCTAAAACGGATTCCTGAATATGCTTCATATTGTTGCAAGGTACGTTCAGTTCCAAAATCATAAGGACCAAATTCCATTCCACACCTACATTCCCCATCAACAGCAAATAGAGCTCTATTACGTTTGTGAGCATGAGTATTTCTATGGAACCATTCCCCATCATCATCCCATTGTTTTGTTCGACCTTTACGAGTATATTCATGCCAAGCAATTACTTTATGAGGATGAAATAAATCATATCCCCAAGTATAAGAACGAACAGCTAATGAAATTTCTTCACCATGGAAATAATACTCAGGATCGTAAGGTACCTCAGTACACCACTGACCCAAAGTAAATATAAAATGTGCTGATAAAAATCTTGATGGGATTGGGGCTTTTAATTTTTTATAATCTGGAATAGTTGCTGGTAGAAAAAATATAGCTCCTTCTGGAATAAATCTATCAAAAGTCATCCACCAAGGTTCCATATTACGGCCTGCAGGATCATTTTCTGGATCAAATGATGCTATGTATGCTGTAAGTAGAGGTTTTTTATGTCCTTTCTTTTGCAATTGTTTAATCATTTTGATACACTCCGTATCCCAACCTTCAACAAAACGGTGGTGTGAATCCAATTGGAAATAATATTCTTCACCTCCATAATGTTGGTGTATTTGATGTCTAGCCCAACATGCTCCTTTAGAATCTTTATAATCAATATTAATAATTCTAAAACGAGTATCATTTCTAAATTCAGATAAATCATCCCAAGTATCTTCTTCAGCATGTTGCCATGCTATACCAAATACTAAATTTTCAGGATGATCAGCCTTGTCAATACAATCATGTAATGTAGGTAACAATTGTGGGTCTCTATAGCTAGCTATAGAAATATAAATTTTTGGCATAACTATAATATAACTAAATTTTATTTAAATTCCAAATTTATTAAAACTGTTTTTTAAATTTTAAAGTGGCACTTCTCCACCAAACGGATCTTCTCCACCGCCACCACCTGTGTAACAAGTACCAACGTTAGAAATTCTGTAAGTTTCAGCGTAATCTGGGTGTTGTTCTAAGTAATATGTGTTATATAGATCAGAATAAACATTATATAAACCAATATTTCCGCTACTTGTTCCACCATCTATACCAAATACTGCTGAACCAACTGATAATGTAGCATCAGGAGATTTTATAGTTATTGAAGAAGTTCCAGAACATGCTTGTGTAGAACCACCACCAGTACTATCATAATATAAAGTATGATCGTATACTGTTTGTGCATTATAACTAACGAAGGTCCAAATCTTAATTGGTCTAGTTCCTATTACAACTGAAGTATCAGCAAATGTTTGGTTATCATTAGAATTATATGATACATTACTAGTAAATATATCTTCTAAAGCACCATCTGCATAGTATACCCAAGTGTATACATTAACAGTAGCAAACAATGGACTAACTTTTAATCCTGAACCTGCAAGTCCTTTAAAGCTTCTTATAAAGAATGTTTGACCTTTATAAAGAGGACCTAAATAAGATCCAACACCACTAGAATAAGCATCGTGGCTAGCTTGACTATATGTTACAAAGCCGTCAGTACCAAAATACACAAAATCATCACTACCATTTTTCTCAAAACGCAAGTTATTATCATAGAAATGATAACCAGTATTCCATTCACCTACATTAAACTGCATCGAAATCACCTGTGGTGTAGGTGTTGGAGTTCTAGTTTGAGTTGCCGTTTGAGTTGGCGTTTGAGTTCTTGTTGGTGATGCCGTTAATGTATTTGTTGGTGTATTAGTTGGTGTATTTGATGGTGTTCTTGTTTGAGTTACTGTGTTTGTTGGTGTATTAGTTGGTGTATTTGATGGTGTCTTTGTATTAGTTGGTGTATTTGATGGTGTATTTGTTGGTGTTTTTGTTGGAGTTACTGTGTTTGTTGGTGTATTAGAAGGTGTATTTGTTGGTGTTACTGTTTGAGAAGCAGTTTGAGTTGGTGTTTGAGTAGCAGTGTTAGTTGGAGTTACAGTTTTAGTTGGTGTTTGTGATGGTGTTAAAGGTGGCGTATTAGTTGGTGTACTAGTATTTGTTGGTGTTAAAGTTTGAGTTGGTGTTTGAGTTTGAGTAGCAGTTTGAGTTGGTGTATTTGTTGGTGTATTAGTTGCTGTTTGTGTTGGTGTTGGTGTTTGAGTAGAAGTTTGAGTTGGTGTTTGAGTAGAAGTTTGAGTAGGAGTATTCGTTGGAGTTTGAGTTTGAGTTGGTGTATTTGTTGGCGTTACTGTTTGAGTAGCAGTTTGAGTTGGTGTTTGTGTCTGTGTTGGTGTAGACGTTTGAGTTTGAGTTGGAGTTGGTGTTTGAGAAGGTGGAATAAATACTACTGTATAATCAAAATCACAATCACCTGCTAATACATCAAAGCGTATTAAAGCCTTATTACTTGAAATTACAGTTACACCACAATCTGTTTCAATAGATGATTCTACTGTATAATAAGCATCATAAGTACCTTCAGTAAAATATCTAAAATTACTTGATGTTATAGTTCCTTCTGTTGTTGTAGAATATGAACTAGTAACAATCTCGGCATACATTGTAGGTACATTATCTCCTACTAGTTTTATAAGATCTAAAGATTCAACACTTCCTGATAATGTTACAGAACCTGTAAGTAAAGTACCTGTTCTATCTATATCATTGTTTAAAACACTTACTGATCCTGTTTTGTAATAATCACTTGCCTTTACAGTAATAATATCAGCTACTGCCAAAGCAGGTAAAGGAAGCATTTCCTGATAATCCTGATTAGTAATTACTGCTAATCCTTGAGCATAAAAAATATTTCCAACATGGATAGTTCCACTATCATATAGATTACCATTACCATCATCTGTTATGTAGTATGCAGAAGATGATACTAAAAAGTTATAAGGTAATATTTTTTCACCGTATAAATTTTGACTAATAGATAATACACGAATACCAGCATTAGATGCTGTTGGGTAATTTAAAATTATGTTTGGGTTTTCATCATAAACAAAATATGATGCCGTAGCATAATTTTCAGAAGCAGATTCATATAAAAATGAATTTGCAAGAGAAGATGTATCTAAGAAAGAACCACTAAATTGGTGATAAAATAAATGATTAATTTGATCATAAACTAAACGCTCGTACTGATTTTCAGTTACAGGATCCATTATTGGATTAAAACTTCCTGTTACATTAGTACCTTTATAAACAGTTATACCATCTGAAGGAGAAGGGTATGAACATATAGGAAAATCCCATTGTTTATTGGCGGCATAAGCAACCTGCGTAACGTCTGATTTGTTTAGTTGTTTGAATGATGACATACATGATTAGTAATCTAACTTCACTCTGATTAATGCTTCTTTAGTAAAATCTTTTACTAACGGTTTTGATAATTTAGCTACTGCTAATAATTCGTTATTATCGTTATACATACCTACTGTTGTAACGTATGTTTGTGGATTATTTACTAATGTAGTATATAATAAATTACCATTCTCATCTATAATAGATGGGTTAGTAGTGTAATTATATTCATTATTCTTAACACGAGTAAAGAAATAACGAGCTGATACAGTTTCAGATGATTTCATTTGGAAATTAGAACTACCTGATTGCATTGCTCTCCACAAATTTAAGTTATTATAAACTGTAGAAGTTGATGTTGAATAAGCAATACCTGGAGTCATGCTACCTGTTAATGCGTTAGCATCAAAAACAATAATGTCTAAATCTGGGAAGAATAAACCATAATATTTAGATGGAGTTCCTGATGTGTAATAAGAACCATCACTTCCACTAATGATATTAAAATATCTATTTTCACCAATAAAACGAGTTAAATTTGTAGTACCACTATCATCTGTATATTTAAATGAACCACTAGCTCCAGTTAAAGTTAAATTTAAAGAACCAGGTAATAAAGCTTCTTTATAACGAGCTCTAGCAACGTTAATTACATAAATAGAATCTGATGTTGTAGAACCACCATCAAAACTGAAGTTTGTTGTTTCAGTTCCGTAAACTAAATTTCTATATTGTCCGTAAACAACACGAGATGGACTATAACCTACAACTGAAGGGTTTATAGGAGCTGAACCAGAGCCATTAATATTACCAAACTGTAAGCTAAATTGAACAGATGAAGATATTGAAGTATTAAAGTTACTATCGTAAATATCTACATAATATTCTGTGTAGTTACTAGACGTAAAAAATGAATTTAAAGTGTAGTTATCTCCACTCCATAAACCACGCACTACTGTTTCGGCGCTTACTACTGAATCGTCTGTATTATATCTTGTAAATGACATTATTTATATTATTTTAAACTGTGGCTACTTTTTGAATGTTTAATGGTATAGTAATTCTAGCACCACTATCTCTACCAATCACGGTAAGTGTAGTTGTTAAGGTAGACAAACTAGTTCCAAATAAAGTATTAATTGTAGTGCCTGTTATTGTAAATGAAGTACCAATTTGGCTTGATGATAAAACAGCACCTGAAGTTGTATTTAAACCTGTAATTCCTGGTGTTGTTACTGTGATACCTGTTCCTGCGAATGAAGATAATAATCTTGAATCCGAAACAGTTATAACATACCCGTTTGCTTCAAATGTACTTGTAGCGCCTAAATAGTTAAGTGTTTGTGGAGTAATTGTTAATGAAGCACCTTGACGTAAAGTAATGCTGCTATATCCAACATTAATAACTGGTAAACGTGACGTACCACGAGGTAATGTTACCAACTTATATCTCATGATTTGTGAATCATCAGGAATAGCTTCAATTACAGGCATATTTTCAATTGCTTCACCGTAGTAAGCAGATCCTGATGGGTGATTTGGATTATACAAAGTATAATCAATTTCATCATCAGCTAATGAGAATTGGGTGATTTGAAATGAACCATCGTTACGAGCCAATAATTCACGGCCCTTAGTGGTTAATATTGCATCTACTGTTACGAATGTAGGATTTAAAATTGCCATAGTTCTTTATGTTGTATATACTATAAATATATTGATTTGTTAAATTTTATACTGCGTTTCCGCTACTTAATAATTTTTGTTTTACCTGTCTAGTTATTACATCAATATTTTTTAATATTTCTGGTGATAAATTTTCAGGAATAACAAAACCATATGAAGTTCGACCATCTTCTTTATCAAATACTAGATTAATGTTTGTTTCATCTGGAATTTTAGATAATATTACTACTTTACTAATTGTTCCATTACTATAAGCAGGTATTGCTAAATTACTTACTAAGTTAGGTGATACTTTGATAGCAAAAACCGAACCGTTCGGAATAATACCAGCTGTTATTACATTAAGTTCTTGTACTTGAGTACCGTTATTATAATAAAGAAGAATCACATCTCCAACCTTAGGTGAAAAAGTATAATCTACGTTACCATAAGAACTATGTAATGCTGCAGAACTAGTTTCAGGTAAATAAAGATAATCTTTAAATCCTGTTAAACTTCTATTAAAATACAATTCATCAACACCATTAGAAGCTGATATAAATTGACCAGCGGATGATGATGCAAAAGGATTAATTCCAAGAGTTGAGGTACCTATAACATTTCTTAAACCAGTGTATGGTGTTTTATCCCCAGTATTAAGTATAGAAGCAGTATAAACATTTGAAGAAGTTACTTGTTGTAATTTAAAATATATCTGGTCTCCTGGATTAAAGTCTTTAAATGAACTTGTTACATTAAATTCAAAAGTAGTTGATAAAGCACCTGGAGCAGATGTAAATGATTTTGACTGAGAGGCAAGTGTAGTACTTCCAGATACAATACTAAAGGTATATGTTGCTGTTTGTGCAGAAGAAGTATATGCGAAATCTATTCCAAAGTTAGCTGAAAAATACATATTGGTAGACTGAGGTACACTATATGTTGGGAAACTATTAGTTCCTAGAGTAAAGTAACTAGTACCATCAAAAGAAGTATTTACATCATCAAATATTCTATATATGAAACTAGCAGTAGGAGAATATCTATTTGTAGTAGATCCATTTATAAATCCACCCCCATTATTTGTTTCAAATAAAATTGCTGTACCTTTACCAACATATCTAAAATATAATTTTTGATCAGACCCGCTATAATACAATGTTGGATAATAAGAATAACCACTATCAAATAAAGATTTAGGACCATCTGTAGTTTTTTGGTTACTATATTGTTGATTATCAAATAATGCTACAGTAGTTGTTTTTCCTAACTTAAAAGTATTTTGAACTTCAGCCCAATGGCTGTCTATACTTCCAGTTGGTAATTGACTTAATTCAGTTAAACTACCACTTTCATCTACTAAATATTTCAATGAAGTTAAATTACGACTAGCGAAAAAAGAACTACTTACAATCTGTGTAAATAATCCAAATTTTCTAACATATTGGTCAATAGCAGCCGTTTTACCATAAGATTGATCTCCATTAGTATATGTGTTATATTTACTACTAATTGTTTTAGAACCACTATAACGTGGAAGTACATATGAATATAATGACAGATAAGAATCTTGTAATGAAGCTGTTACTAATAATGGGGAAGATCCACTACCAATCATCATTTGAGAACTGCCTGATATTTCTAATGTTTTTCTTGATTTTGAATACAAACTAGTAGATACATTATTTAACATTACGTTAAAATCTGAATGTATAAAGTCATTATAATCAGGCATTTTTGGTTTTGCATTGCCTGGTAATGTGCCATAAGTACCTACTGTATATAATAAACCTGAAGCAGATAAACTAGAGGAAACATTTTGTAAATAATTTTTATACGGTGATAATGATCTACTATAATTTAAAGTTACTGAAAAATTTAATAAAGAATCTTCAAAAGTTGAGCCTGTTGAAACATAAATTATTTCTGAAGTATTTGTTGGTTTTGTACTTCCTGTCATTATAAAAGTAATACCGTTTACTTCTAAAGAAGCAGTTGATGGATTTATATTAAATGAAGATGTTGCATCACCATCAACAAAAGGAGCTAAACTGGTACTTGTTTCATAAATAGTTTTATATCCAAATACAGGGAAAGGATTTTGTGATGAGACTTGAAAATCAGAATATATTGAAGAAGTATATTGTAAATTATTTAGCCAAGGGTTTTTATTACTTGTTACAAAATAATCATCATATACATTAATTTCTGATCCTGGAATTTCTCCATCATAATAAGCTACTTTACTACCTGACAAATTATAAAAGAAATCATTATATACTGCTGATAAAGAAGGTTCCATTATGCTTCCTTCTTTTACTTGTTCATTTGATGTTTGATTAGGGCGAGCATAAGACCATTTATTTCTCTCTAAAACAGGAGAATTAATAGTAACACCTGTTGAAAGACTAGTTCTTGCAGGAACATAATCTTCTAACATTTTAAACATTGAGTTATCGAAGAACTGAATTAAGCGAATGAACCCATTATAATCTAAAAGTGAACCTGTAAATCCAGCATATGAACCAGTTCCCTCAACAAAATAAATTTGTCTTTGAGCGTCTAAATTTTCATAAGAACCACTATATAATTGTCTAGGATCTCCAATATAATCATCTATTGACCAGTTAGTGTTAACAGAAGCAATAGATTTAGAAACATAAGTATCTAATTGTGTTTGTGGAGAAAAAGATATATCAACATAATGTTCATCTGCTGTTCTAAAGTTAGAAGAGGCAGTTGTGTATTGTAATATACTTGTATAAGGAGACAATACGTTTCCAAAAGTGCCAACTACACTTGCAGTAACATTATCAACAATTCTAACTTTATCATTATTATATCCTGCTAATAAACCTTCAGTTGTAGACCCACCATATTCTTTTACATTTAATACACTACTTGTTAAGGCACTTCCTGTAGGAGTATAATAAGTAGAACCAGAAATTGCATAGTAGTCTTGGTTTGATATACCAAATGTAGATAGTAATGTTCTTAAACCAGCAACTGTACCTTTACGTTGTAATAATAAAGGCAAATTATGATAAATACGTTTATAGGATTCTGCTAAAATATCTTTTTTAGATATATTGTTTATATAACTACCTGTAGCAGAAAAATCATCTAAATAACCACTATATGAAGCACTACCTGTATTGGCACCTAATAAATAATTAGCAATGTTTTGATTACCAAAACTATTAAAAACACTTACTCCTAAAGATTGTAACATATTGTATACAAGATCTTTAGAAATACCAATCTCTAAATTATTATTAGCTAAATTTACTTCTGGGATTGATTTAATATAAATCCAAATATTATCAAAGAACTGACCCATCATATTTAGGAAAGTTACATAATTGGTATTATTTGGGTCATCTACTACATAGCCTGGTACTGAATATTTAAAATAATCAACGTTATTTAGATCATAGTCTTCAGCATTTAGGGATGAAGAAGCGTACCAAATACCCGCTTCTGATGATGATGTAGATAATAAAATATATGGTTTAGAACTACTAGATTTAGGATAAGGAGTTATTCCATATTGTGTAGTTGAAACTAAACTACCTGATTCAAAATATAAATAATTTTCAAATCCATCAAAATTAGAAATAATACTATTAATACTAGCTGATAATGTGTTTATTTCTGCTTGTAAACTACTAGAAAAACTACCTGAAAAACTACCACTTACTAAATTATAAGTTGGGTATTGAGATATAAGGTTATTATAAGTTTCAATTTGTTGAACCTTAGTATAGAAATTTTGTACACGTGACAAAGCAGATCCAAACGTTACAAAACTACCAAACCCACTTTCACCACTTCCGTTTCCGCCGTAATTTATATTAATATCAATACTTTGAGAATTATTTAATTTAAATAATCCTTCTTGATCATTTGAGAATTGATTTTCATAAGGTCCGTCTGTTGAATTTAACCCAAAATTAGATATATTACTAAAATTAGGTCCTTTTAAAATACTACCTGTTGGTGCAGATAATATTGCATCAAGATTAATATCAAAAATATAAGGTGTAGAAATTTCTTCTACTACCCATAATGATGACTTTTCAACTATTGTTGAATCTAATTCATTATATAATTTAAATAATATTTCATACCCACTATCAACTTTATTTAAAACAACATTAGTAACAAGTTCTTGTATATTGTTACCAAAATTTAAAAGGAAAGGATCAAAAATTGAAGATGTAGTATAGGATTCAATTAAAGCAAGAGAACCTGTTTCAATTTGATCATTAGTTAAAACAACAGATCCAACTCTAATTTCTGTTCTATCAGGAGAAATTTCTTTAATAAATAATTCTGCTGATGGATAACTTGAAATTTTATTTTTAAATATATTATATTGAACCTTAAATTCACCTGATGAATATCCTAAATTTTGTAAATCCTGTACAGGATCAATTTCAATAATAGGATATGTAGAAGAAGTTGTACTTAAATTAGATACAGTACCTACTTGTTCACCTGTAGCAGTTTGATTTGTTGTATTTAAATCAGGAGTTACACCTGGATTTAGTGCTTCATCTGTAGGTAATTTATAGCTACGATAATTGTAATTGTCCTCTAAAGGGTTGCTTGTAATATCATAAACATGATATTCTATATAATCATTAAAAGGATCAAAACTTTTTTTAATATTTAAAGAAGTAATTAATCTTAAGTCATCTGTTTCATAACGTGAAACTTGACTTGTATTTAAAATACTACCTACTATTTTAATATTATCTGCCATTATCTTATTGCTGTTGAGAACCCTGTCTTGCAGCGTTCACTGTGGTTTGTATTTCTACTAATTGTTGTCTTAATGAAGTAATTTCATCTAATAATGCTTGAATATCTGTATCATCTATTCTTACTTCTAAAGTACCTGCTATTCTTTCTAATAACTGTCTTAAAATATCTTCTGGTAGAAGATCATACAAAGAATTAAACAAAGCTAAAAAATCTTCTATTGTAAAAGATGGTGTAGCAGCATCCTGTGTATCTACCTGAACGGCAGGAGGTAATTGGCTAAATTGCCTATTAACTACTTTATCGAAAGCATCTTTATCAAATACTGTTTTCTCTAATGGTATACGAGACATTATCTTATAACTTTAAAATAATAATTGTTATCTGAAATGATAGTTTCACCATCAGACAATACTGTTTTAAATAGTAATTTATAATAACGTTCAGGTTCTAAGCCATTCATGTAAACATCAAAATAATTACCGTTTGAATCACAACTAATCTTAGTGTAATTCGTGTCGTAATCTACGACAATTTCCTCAGTATCCAAGTCCTTTATTGACCAATATGAAGAAGAAGGTAAAGCTTTATTATCTAAATAAAGAGACGTTGTTTGAAATTTTCTTGTTGGGAATTGATCTCTAACATTTACTCTAAATCTTTGTACTGAATCTTGTTGATATTCATTTTTATTATTACCTAGAGTAACAACAAATTGTGATGAAGTAACAACATTTAAAGAACCAGTATATATTGAATCATTCCATCTTATTTCTAAACATGGAGGATAAATTGTATGAGTATTTCCTGAGAAGTATTTTGTTTCAAATTTTGAAGCTGTTGTAAATTCTATAGATGAACTATGTTTTAAAATAAAACCATAATTAGGTATAATTCCCGTGTAGCTTGCACTTACAGCATTTGTTACCTTTAATTCAATATCTTTTGAAGTTGAAAAAGTAAATGATTGGGAAGCCTCATATATAGATCCTGAATACCATAAACCACCACCAGCGGTTGCACTGCTGCTACTTACATAAGAACCTGTTGTTTGATTTGGGAAGGATCCATTAGTAAACCATCTGCTACCACTATCTTGATCTATATATTTCCAACTTACACCATCCACAGTATTAGGTACATTACCTAATCTACCTGTACCCATGTTCCAATCAGATGCTAATGGGTGTGAGTATAAAGTATAGTCTAAAGGTACAGATGAAGCGTTAGCTAAATATAACTTTAAATATACATCAAAATTATCATTACCTACTTTACTAGCAAGTACTTCGTTTATTTGAGCAGAAGGGAATTTAATAACGGCACGTGACACTTCATCGGTACCATTAATTGAATAATAGGTACTAATCTCTAATATTTCGTCTAACCCTGTATTAACAGTTGGATAGAATGAATATAGAGTAGCACTCTTTTCAGGGAATATTTTATAGATTGCCATAGTTAGTAATTACTACATATAAATATGTTAACTACCAAACTATCTTACGCCAACAAATGATAATATTCTTTAAAGTGTTTAATACGATCAGGCAAACCAATTGTGCCACCGTTAACTCTTTTTGTAATTTTAGTAACAACAGCATCTGTTGCACCTTCATCTGCCATTTTATGTAAACCATTCTTAGTAAAGAACCATGCTGCTGATAATAAAGCATATTGTGATGCTACTAAATCAGGATTAACTGTCATATCTACACCGATTGATTTACCAAATGCTGTATAGTTGTCTTTACCAGTTAATTGGATATAACCACGACCTCTAAATTTATATCCATCACCACTTGCTTCAGTTCCATTACCCATTCTATTAGAGTAAACTTTGTTAGCAATTTTTTGTGGATTTCTATTATATGGAGCGGCTGCTGCTTCTGTTGGGAAATATTTTTTAAATATACCATTCAAACCTTTAGCTGAATAGTTTAAATTTTCTTGTGTTAAACGGAAACCACCTGATTCATGACCACATTGAGCTAAGAAATGAGCTAGACGTAAAGGAGTATTAATACCAAACTTAGCAGCAGTATCAGGAATCATTGCTATTACAGCATCAGGAATATGACCTTTTAATTTGTCTAATTTTAATCCACCTACAGGTGCTATAGCAACTGGTTCGGGTAATGGAGAAGTGGTAGTTGTATTTCCCATAATTTTAGCCCAAGTACCATCTCCAACGATTCCGTCAGGAGTTAAACCATTTTTTAACTGAAATGCTTTAACAGCTTCTTCTGTTTTAGGACCAAAATTACCAATAGGATCAATACCTAATTTAGTTTGTAATTGTTTTACTTGTTCGTTATTATCACCTTTCTTTAACAACATACTTTTAATTTTTTATTTTTTAATAAGTTACAACTCTACCTTGAATATCTGTATCAGGATATCTTACTTCAAAAATTGAAGGATCTGCTGATGGATATATATTGTTGTTTCTAGTAGCTCCTGAAATATCATATCCTAAAGTAGAATATGTAACTCCAGTAATATCTTGTTTGTTTACTATTTCTAATTTAACTACAGACTGTACTCCTTTTATTTGTAAAAGAGTAATCATAATATCTGACAACATAATTGGTTGGTTTATTTGCCAATTATTTATGTTAAAATAATTTTTTAAAGCATTAGAACAATCTTGTAATACAAGTTGATTGTTAAAACCACCTACTATAGTAATATCAAAGTTAACTCCTATATTAATATAAAAAGCATCTTTAATATTAATAGCATCAGTAACCATTCTATATTCATTCAAATATGTAGCTAAATTTTGCTTTAATGTAGTAGTAGCTGCTGTTAAATTTTTATTTGAATCATAAGCTAAAACATACATATCTAGAGCTAATGGATTAGGGACTGCTGTAGGTTGAGTTGTTGATTGAGCATTAATACTTAAATCTTGACTAACATATACTTTAGAAATACTACCATAATCTGATGGTAATGAAAGTGCTCTTACAATATAATCATTTTTAGTTACAGCACGTAACTGAGATGAATGGGCATATAAAGCATTATTTCTAATTTCTTCAATTTCATCAGCGCTTCTACCTCCTGAAGATGGGTTTGGGTTTGTTGATACTACACTATTTTTAATAGCATCATCTATAATTCCTGATTTAAAGCTAATATTTGAAATGTCAATACTAGTTAAATCATTAGCAGGTACATTTGAAGTTATACCACCACCTGTTAAATAACGGACAGTCAATGTTGTATTTGAAGGAGCTAATCCATATTCTTGAGTATAAAATATAGATGTTTGGTTGTAGTTATCTAATAAGTCAGATACACCTGGTACCAAACCTAATTGAATATTATCGGGTGTTGGGATAATATTGTCATCTGATTTATTTGAAACTCCCGCTCCAAATTCTAATTGTAAGCTATTGTCAGATAATAATCTTGAAACAAATCTACGTGGTGCACGTTTTAATTTTAATAAATAAGGAACTTGATCAGTTGAATAAGTAGGATTTGCTATTTTATCGTATATAGTAGATTGAGCTAAATATGGAACTTCATACCATAAATTACCATCACTGTCTGTTATATCTAAAATTTGTAAAATATTAGTATCAGTAATATTAACTGTAGAAAATTTAGTTGGATTACCAAAATCAAAAGTTGTTGTTTTAATTTCAGCTGATATAACGGGTACTGATTTTTTTACTAAGAAATTACTTGTATCATAAAAAGTAACAGTAGCATCACTTATATCACTAAAATCTATTTGCTCAGTAGTTAAAAACTTAGTTCCTGTAGATATTGATGTTAATGTTGTATTAGTAGGAATTATTAATCCATAATTAGTATCAGGAACAACAGCGTTATTTATTACTGTAGAAGGCATTAATTGAAATACATCTACTATAGTAGAAGATGCATATGAAGCTTTAGGTCTATAACCTAAAACATAAGACATAGCATATAAATTTTCTTTTTCTTTGGCGTATAGTAAATAATTTTCTTGTACTTGGTTATCAAGATAGAACGACATTACATCCCCAACATATGAAGCCATTTCAATAAACATAGCTCCCGGGTTAGCATCTGAAAAGTCATTGTATGCTGTTGGGAAATATGTTTTAGCATAATTTATTAGATTAGCTTTAAATGTGCTAAAATCTTTATTTAAATATGATATATTCTTATCTTGAGTCATTATTATATAAATTGTACAGTTACTTGGTCGGGTTCATTTGAGATTCTTAAGCGATAATTTACAGTCACATTTAAGGTATTATAATCAAAATCATTTTCAATATCTATATTACCTAACTCTACTTCAGGAATAAAAATATTAATAGCGTCTATTATTTTAATTCTTAATAGCTCTGTACTGTCAACAGTCATATTTTCAAACAATGATTTTCTCAAATCAGCTCCAAATTCAGGATTCATTATTCTTTCACCCTTATCTGTTAGTAATAAATTAACCAAATTAGATTTAATTTGATCTTTAGTACTATATGTTTTGTTAAATACACCTTTGGCACTAAAGGGTAATGATACCCCAATCACAATATTCTTTTGTAAATCTAATGGATTTACTCGTATCGTTTGAGGTATTGGCATATTATCCTAAATTACTTAATCCTGCTTTATCTTGAGCAGTCATGTTGTTAGCAGCATCTGCTATAAAAGCAGCAAATGGGTTACCACCTTCAGAAGTATCTACTTTAAGGGTTGATTGTGGTTGTTCATAACCAAACATAGATCCCATTTTGTTTGCTAATTGGGCACGAACTGCTGGGTTAGCTGGTACGTCGTTACTTGTAAAAGACATTGTTCTGTTTTCACGCAATGCTTTTTTTTCTTGTTTAGCCATGTGCTCTTCAAGAATGTATGGTAACTCTTCATGAATAGCATCAATTACTGCTTCTTTAATTAATTTTTTAAATACTTTGATGTTCATAATTATAAATATTTTATCCTTGTAAATTTTGATTATCAATCTGTAATTTTAATTGACTTATCAGTTGTTGTGGGTCTAATGTAAATGAATAATCACTTTTTAATTGTTCTATACCTTTAGTATTAACGGCTACGGCATAATGGCGTTTATTTCCTTTAACAACAAATTTAGGATCATCTTCTTTTTTAAGAACAAATGTAAATCCTTTATAAGATCCTATAATATTGCTATTATTGTTGTTAGGAATAACTTGACTAACAAGACCATTTAATGTTGATAAAGATGAGTTGTTAAGAGTATCTTGTAAAGATGTTGTACTTACTCCTGGATTTTGTTTGACTAATAAGTCTAATAGTGAAGTAGAATTACGTAATCTATCAGCATATTCCTCATCAGACTCACCTGGTCTGCGATTAATATCGGAGATTGGATTTTGGCTAGAAACTGTAATTTGTGTTATATAATCAAATAATTCACTATCATTTAATAAATCTAAAGTCTTATCTTCAATTTTTTGGTTAATTTCACGTAATTGTCTTTTTAAATCTTCTAATATAGCAATAGCAGAAGTTAACATTGGGATTAATATAGAAATTGTTATACCAATTCCATCACGAATTTCTTTAGCGTTAGCCCATTTAATAGTTGCAGGCTTAGCTAAAACACCAAAAGGAGAAGGAACAGGAATTATATTCAAAATTGCGGTTAATACCCCAAATATAGTTAATATAATATTTAAAGTATTTAATACTACTAAAATAGCTTTAATTCTACTTTCTTGTCTATTTATAGTACTAATAGCCCCGTTTCTAGCTACTCTAGCTTGGTTCAATTGATCTAAAGTCACAGCATTATCAATAATCTCATTTGTTTTATCTACTAACTCTTGAAGTTCAGCACTGTTGGCTATAACCTTAATTAATTGATCTGTTAGTAAAGCTGCTGTTATTTGTACTAAACCTTTAAATACATTCTTTAATAATTGTTGAACTTTTTCAGATTTATATAAATTTTTTAAAGTTTCTCTATTTAATTTCCTTCCAGCTACTTTGGATTTAAACTCTAAATAATCTTTTTTTGCTTTAAGATAAGGATCTAATAAAATTCTTTGTAATCTATCTTGTAAACCTTTTAAATTTTTATCTATTATTGCTTTTTCTCTTTCATAGCTGAAATTTTCTAGAGCAACAGCCGCTTGATATTCTTCATCTGATAAAGTAGGTGGTGTTTCTATTACACGTCCAAAATCATATGTTGTAGTGCCTGTATTTTGTTTAGATAGTTCAAGTAAATTTTGAATATGTTTTTTTTCAAATTCAATTTTTCTTAAAATTGTTTTTTGAATTTCATCCTTTAATTTTTGAACAATTCCTAAGGCAGCATTTACAACTTGTTTTTTTGCATTATCTACCAACTGCTCCCCAAAAGATTGAGGATTTTGTATTTGTGATAATGTATTTGTTATACCACTAGGGACTAAAGATGATATGTTCGATTGTAAATCAGCCATTATATTGTAAAGGTTGTATTTGATTTTAAAGTTTCAATCTTATCATAAAGCGGTTTTAATTGGGCTTGTAAAGCCTCAGCTGATCCTTGAACCTTAGCTAAAGGACTACCACTAGCATTTGTAGATGTTGCTGTAAGTGAAAGTGCAAATGCATCTAGTGCTGATATTAAAGATAATAAAAAGTCACCTGTTTTTCCTCCTAATAGTAAAGGTTCAGATGCTGGAGAATTATCAGAACGAGTTCCTAAGATAATTTTAGGATTAGGGCCTTTAGGAACAGTATCTCCTTTAACATTAATATAAACTCTTCCACCATTTAAATTGATATAGTTATTTGTACTAATTTCAACATTAGTAGAAGCAAATATCATTACTTCATCAAATTTAGAGTTTAATATAACCCTTCCAGCAGTTAATATAGCTTGAGAATTTGAATAATCTCCTACACTTTCAGGAAGAGTAATTGGATTTAAAGGATCTTTAACTTCTACTTTTAAAGGTATAATTTGATTAGATGTTAAATAAAGTGAAGAATCATCTTCATTAATCTGTTCAATATAGAAATCTTTATTCTTATCGTATTTGTGACCATTAGAAATAATAGTAATAGGATACCCTTCAGTTCCAATATCAGACCATTCATTTCTATTCGAAGCTACTCTTACAGTAGTTCCAAAACGAATTGAATTTCCTTTTCTACCCTGTATTATATGATCACCTTCATAATTTAAAATATTTCTTATATTAGCATCTTCTATAAAAGTTTTTCCTAATGGAGCCTTTGCATTTGATGTTTGAGAGTTAACTTGACTATCACTCCATAAATTTATAGCATTAACATAATATTTTTCAGGGGCTGAAGCTACTAATTGAGAAGCTGGAGATGGTAGTTCAATTATGTAAATTAATTCTCCTAATAATGGGTAATAACAGAATTGAGGAAATAAAGGTTTTGCTATATCACATCTATCTAAATAATCATCAGTGATTTTAGGATCAATATTTTTTGATTTATCATAGTCTAAATAAAATACAGTTCCAGGAGAATTATAACCACCTACCTTTTCAAATTGTTTAGGAGTTGGGGTATTATTAGTAGTAACAACACCCATTACCTTACCTACTTGAAGAGAAGGAGTTTGTAAGACAGAAGAAACTACTGATGATTTGCTAGTTCCTGCTGTTTGATTACTTATACCTGTTCGTATTGATAAAGACATTACTTAGTAGTTTCGTATTGTAATTGTTGCTTTTGAGGTGCTTGTTCTAATAATTTTTTACCTTCTTCCTCTATTGATTTTTGTTCTTCCAACAATGCTGTAATTTCATCCATATTAATTAAATCCTGTCCTGCGTTAGCATTAACAGTTGCTGCACGTTGTGCAATAGCTGCCATTTTAATTAATTGTTCATTGTTTTTTACATTAACATCAATTAAATCTTTAACAGTAGGCATTAACATTACCGCGGAACCCGCGTTAGATGTTGCCATAGGTTTCATAGTATCAATAAATTCACCGATTTGTTTGTCAATATCTTTATTATTTTTATGTATTTTTTTAAATAAATCCGATAAAGACATACCATCAAATACGGTTACGTCGTCAAAATTAGCCATAAAATGCGTTTACGTATAAATATAAGTAATTAAATCTTTATATACCCATGCTCATAGTACTCATTATATAATCGAGTACGCAATGTATCTAATTTTTTAATAATTTTAGTAATCTGAGGGGTGGATACATCTGTCATTTCACGAATATAAATGTACAGAGCCTTTTTATTGAATATTTCTAGCGTTTCACGCTTACGAAATAACTCAATAATAGCATCGGCTGTCTGAGCGTCATGTTGTTTAGGGAATAGAGTATGAATATGCTTGTCAATATACATTATATACTGATTGATGAATAAATTTGGTGAGTGCATTTCATCAATAGCATCCATAGATTCATATAGTTGAGTTTTATCCTCATCTATATCTTCTACATCAGCTTTTTCTTGTAATTTCTTATAATTGTTTTCATTATAAACAATAAGATAACGTTTAGCAATAGTACCAAAGTAACTAAATGCTTTACCTTTTTCAGCCTTATATAAGTGTAATTTTTCAAGCAAGAAAGTAATTACTTCATGCTTTAATTCTTCAATTGTATCTGTATCAGTATAATAGAACTTAAATGTATGAATAATATTTTCAGCTAATTTATAAAAACCATATTTAATACGCTCATTATAAATGCGATTACGTTCAGCCATATCATCACAAGCTAAATACTCTACAATTGCATCCTCAGTATCTTGAGTAAAATAAATTCTTGGTTCTTTTGGTTTACGCTTACGAGGTTTACCGCGTTTAGTTAACGCTATGGTTTCATCATCATCACCGAATATATCGTAATCGTAATCTTCTTCATAGTATGCCATCTGTTGTCTTATTTTTAATAGACACGATACAAAAAGAAAGGAACGTAACCAAACTAGTTTCTATAAGTATTGAATTGATTTAGTTGATTTTGTATTTCTTTTAAATTTCTAAAAAATAAACCAACTTCATCATCAGCCTCCATAGCACCAGCAACTTCCATTTCTCTTAAAGCTTCATCAGAATTTTGAATTACAATACTAATTGCATTAATATATTCTTGTTGTTGAGTAGCGATTTTCTCTAAAGCACTATTCCTACGAAACAATAGATAAAATCCAATTAATATAACTTCAAATAGATGGATACCAAGTACCCATAAAAAAATTGTCATAGTAAATATTATTGACGTGGAGCAAATTGTTGTTCAAAATCATCAGGTTCAACAGCGATAATCTCGCGAATTCCTTCAATTGCTTCTTTTGTTTTTTCAATGGCTTCATTAACTTGTTCTTGTGTACCACCTCTATTAACTAAAACGTCAATACGGTTTACAGCAGTATCTAAAGTCATTAATCTGTCTAATACGTTATTTTTGTATCTCATAGTATATGTTTATATATAAATATATGTGTTTTTCCGTTCCCGCCGCCCCTGCTACCATTCACGTTTCTTCCCATCCAACCCGTTCAAACCAACCGTAGGTGGAAGTTACAAAAAATATTTTATACCTCCAAAGAAGAAGAGTAACTTTT